ACAACCAAACGCTTCGTTAAATTCTGTAATTTCTTTTCTTTTCATAATTTTTATTTAATTAGTTCGCATTAAAACGCTCTTTAACAGTCAGCAAGTAGAATTAAAACTCTACTCGCCTTGGTGTTAGGTGTAATTAAATAAAAAGCGGTCGTGCTTAAAATAATCTTCCTTGCTTTTTATACTCGTTAAATGCATTTACACCATTGTTAAAATAATCCTTGTCAATCTCGCAAATATCTAAATCATATCCCTCCATATCACACGCTTTAGCTATTGTCATACTTCCTCCGTGTGTATCTAATATTTTATTACCTTTTTCAGCGTACTTATCTAATAACCATCTATAAAGCATTATTGGCTTTTGTGTTGGGTGTATTCTATCTTCTTTGTTTTTCATATCGTACTGCAACATTCCGTGCCACGTTATTTCTACAAAGTCAATTTTATTTAACCAACTCAAATACGCAAGTTCTCCAGTACTATAAGTTGGCATTGTTACGTTCTTGTGCCAATAAAGCATACCACCTTGCAAGTTAAAAAAGTTTGCTCCCCATATAATTTGCTTTTTACTTACTCTTTTAAGTTCTGCAAAATACTCATCAGTAGGTATTGAGTTATCCCAATTTGTTTTCTTGTAAGTATTTATTTTTGCTAAACTTGTTTTTTCGTGTGTATCACTATTTTTTCCATTGTTCTTATTATCTGCATCAATTCCATAAGGTGGGTCAACTATTGCTAAATCGTAATAATTATCTGGTTTAGTTTTCATAAACTCTATATTATCAATGTTGTAAAAATTTATTTCTGCCATATCTAATCTTTTTATTTAAAAACACCTAACAACGTGTATAGCACATTAAAACGATGCCATACACAATACGTTATGGTTAATTAACTTTTACAAATTAACAATCCTTTTTAAAACATTTCTGCTCTTAATACTTTCAATTTCAAGCCTTAAATCTCTTATTTGTTGGAGAGATTCAATTTCAGAATCCTTACTCCATTTTAATTTAGTGTAAAGCAAATCTATATGCTCTTTATATTCTTTTTTTACTTCTTCCCTTAATTCATCATACTGATTCAATAATCTTTTATACTCTTCATAGGGTATTGTTATCATTCTTTCCATAATCTATTTTTTAAAATTAAAAACTAACCATAACCGTATGTATGTCGCATATTTTCCTATCGGAAAAATCCGACAACATACTTACTGCCATTAACTTGTCCGGTACTTGTCCGGTACTTGTCCGGTTATTAATAATTATAAGGCTCTAAGCCTAATTCGTGTAATCTATATCTTAGGTAACTTCTTCTTCCCTCGTAGCTCATTAAAAAGCAATATATAAAAGCTTGCTTATTAGTCATATCGAACGAAGTAAACCGCCTAACTCTACCTACTTTTAAGTTCTTAGCGTAAGGGTGTAACTTACTACCGTCTCTTTTAAGTCTAGTATAGCTACATATTCTACATTCGGTTAAAGTTCCTTGGTCGCTCTTTAATTGGTAGTCCTCTTCTGGTATCTTTTGATATATAAATAGAGGTAAGTTCTTTTTACAAGTAAAGCACTTTTTCATAGTTTTTTTTGGTTTTAAACTTAGGCTTATTACTAATTAATATTAAAAATCGCTTTGTATGATGAGCTAGAGTATCTTCCTGACCTTCTGAATACCATAACGTATCTACCACTTTCTGTTAGTATAGATTTTAGTTCGTTATACTTTTTATCCATAAATACTAAAGAACCTGACCTAGTGAAATGCACGTTCTTTACTGTTTTAACCTCTCCACTAGGAGTCTTGATTTTTACTATCTCAGGTGTCCAACTGGTAGATGTAGCCATACTACTACCATACTCTTTAACGTCTACAGTCATAGCATTGTCTGAATCAATAAAAAGATAGGTACATTTAGAATCTTGAGTAGCTGAGTTAGTAAAAGTTCCTATAGCTCTAATAAACATATAAGTATCTCCCGTTCTGTCTCCAAATTCATCTACATAATAACCTTGCTTCCATTGTGCGTTCGTTGTTAGACTTGTAATAACTGCTAGTACTAATAATAAATTTCTCATAATTGTTTTTTTTGTTTGTTTGTTTTTAATTGGTTTCTAAGTTAATTTTTGTTTTTTCCTAAGCTCCATAACACACCCCTTACTTGTAGCATATCTTCAAAGCCTTGTTTAAGCTTTTCGTTTTTTGGTAATTGCTTTATCTTTTCTTTATAAGATAGTAGTAAGTTATCTACTATTTCTATAGCTTTTAAAGTATCGTTATCCATATTACCAAAGTTTAATAGTTATAGTTTTGATTAACTCTTTATTCTCTACCTCTACAGAATCTCCGTTAAAATCGAAAGCTTCAAAGGAGTCTATTTCAGCTATTAAAGTTAACCCACTGTCTACTACGGGTGCTACTTTTAAAGTGTAGTCTAGGTCTAAATCTAAGTCGGTTAATGTTACGTAAGAGTTCACACTTTTAGTACCGTACTCTAATTCTTTTACCTCTTTGATAATTGCTTTTTTTACGTCTTGAATTTGTCCGCTTCTTAATTTCATAGTTATTCGTTTTTGTTTCTACGAATATACAAATACTTAGTTAATAACTACAAACTTTTTAACAAAAAAAGGAGCTACAATATGTAACCCCTTGATTTTCAACTAGAATAATTTTACTAAATACTTTCTAATACTATTTTAAAACTAGGCTTTTCTAAGTTTTCGTCTGGTTTTATGGTAATGCTTTTACAGTATTTAGGCGAATCGTCTACAATGTAACCTAGCTTCTTTAACGTGTCTTCAAAGAACTTTATAACCATTATACAGTTGGAAGGGTCTAACCTACTATTAACTGTTAAGGTTAAATTATACCCTTCTATAGGTTCTGGCGGGTTAACGTCTAAATACTCTTTAAATATTTCAAACCATTTACTTTTAAGTTTACTTCTAACTGTCCAATGAGGAGTTGAATAGACTTTATTAAGGCTTATAGGGTTTTCTTTTATGTAGTATTCGTAAATCATTAAAAGTAATGCGTTAAGTGTGACACTCTACCAAGTTCTTTGCTGTGTATAAAAGCTTCTACAGCTACTAAATTTAAGAATTGATTATCGCTATGCCATTCGTCAGCGCTCGAAGGAGAACGTAAATAAGTAACATTACAGCCTATATAATCCTTGCTAGTTTGGAATTGTGTTTTATCTGAGTGGTGTACGTGGTGTAAATAAGCGTATCTAAATTTAGTGTCTGCCCACATTTTAGGCTGCTCTTGTGCCATTACTAAAGGTAGGTTAGCTTTCTTACCCTTGTCTCCGTGTTCTAACTCTATCATATTTCTATAATACTGGTAATACTTTCTATAGTCAGGACCAATAAAGAAATTAACATTTTTAGACTGTCTAAACCAAGAATTTAAACTATCAGCTAAAAAACAGCCTGACATTAAATCGTGATTACTTGGGCAATGTACTACATCTACGTCTGCTACTTGTAAACACATTTCAATACACTTAACATAAACCTCTCTAGCTATAGTAAAAGCTTTATACCAATGTACGTCTGTATCTTGTGGAGTTCCTTTAGTAGTTGTCTTACTTATGTTGTCAGTATTTAAAACATCATTACCTACTACAAATAATATCTTATCTATGTCAAATCCGCTAGACTTCTGTAATAACCCCTCCGTACCTAGTATAGCTCTTTTAACCGCTTCCTGAGTACTGTATTCTGCAGCGTACTTATTAATATGTAAGTCGGCTATATCTAATACTAATAAATGACCGTCTTTAGAAGGCTTCCTTTTAATCTTAGGATACTTAGGGCTATAACCGTCCATATCAGCTATAATCTCGTCTCTTAACTCTTCGTAAGTCTTACTAGAGTTTTTAGCGAACATCGAAAACTTCTCTGATTTATACCAATAGTGCTTAATATCTTTTAAGTCTATACCAGCTGCTCCGGCTTCGTCTTTTAGTAGATTATTTCTTTCTTTAGTGTCTTCTTTAAAACTCCTCCAAGCGGTAAACTCTTCGGTAGTCATTCTTACTTGGTGAGGGTGCTTTTTACGATAATTCGTTAATCCTTTTCTCGACATTTTTATATTTATTTTTCGCTTAAATTACTAATAATTAACTAAATACTATCGTATAGTACTGTCTTTATCTCGTTTAATTCCTTCTCTAAGACTCTTATTTTTCTCTGGTAGCTAGTTAGTATCATATCGTTTCTATCGTTCTCTAGTTCGGTTTTAGTTAGTTTCTCGTCTTTATGGTCGTACCACTCTTGAAGCCTAAGTAAGTGTAAATTAACGCCTTTAAGGTCGCTTATTATCTTTTTAGTCTCTTTCGTATTTCCGGGTCTAGCTTCTAGTTTAGCGGTTAGCTCCGATAGTATCCCGTGACTCTTTAAGGTATCTAAGTTTAATTCCATAGTATTAGGTTAAAATGGGGTGTTTTGTAATATATCGTCTTCGTCAGTTGTTCTTTCGAAAGATTTATTCTTAAAAAAGTTATCTTCTTCTTTAGCGTTTAAACCTTGTAAGGTTTCTTGCTTACCAGTTCTTGACTTTATAGGTGTTCTATCTGCGTATATATCTACTCCGTCCCAGTCTTTACAGTAATAAGCGTTCATCTCCTTATTATAGAAAAAGGTATAATCCCCTTTCTTAGAAGCTCCTTTAGGCTTTTCTTTAGCTATCCTTACAATAGCTTCGTTTCCTTCGTACGTTCCTTGTCCGTTATCTCTACTTACTCCATAAGGAGGACGCCAAACGATAATCATTTGCTCTCCTTTTCTAAACCAAGCTTGACCCCCTGCGAACTCTCTAGGAGTAGGCATAGGACAAAACCTCTTACCGTCTTTTTCTATAATAGGCTGGTCTCTAACGTGAGTAATCAAACAGTTATGTCTACCCGTTTTCCTAGCGTTCCTTCTACACTTACCTAATAACTCCTCTATATATAAATCTTGTCTACCGCTAAAGTCGTGCTTAACCTCGTTAAAAGGGTCTATAGTAGTCGTAGCGAACTTCCAGTCTAATTCCTTTTCTACCTTATCTACCATCTCGTAATACTCATCTAAAGACATAGTGTCATCTTTCGGGTCTATAACTATAAAGTGTTCGCCTATAAAGTATTCGGACTGAGCTTTATCCGTCTCCGTCATTTTTACTCCGTCTTTACCGAAGTAAGGCTTATTAACGTACTTATGGCATAGCTCCGCGAATACCTCGTGTACTTCCCCCGTCTCAGGAGTGAATATAATATGTTTATCTCCGTAGATACAAGATAGGTTAACTAATACCTCTAGCCAGAACTCCGATTTACCCGAAGCTGGAGCGCCTGCGATATAAGTAGTACAACCTTTTTTAACTGACATACCGCATTTATCGAAGTCGAAACCTATTTCTTTACCTCTAGTTAATCCTTTTTCTCTTAGTTTAAATAATTCGTTAGTAACGTCGCTTAATTGGTAGTAGTGTTTTTGCTTGCTCATATTATTCGTTTTAAAAATGTTCGTTAAACCCGGTAGAGTAAGATTCGTTCTTAACTATCTTAACGTCGTTAGACTTTACCTCCGAGTCTCTTTTAAGCCAATTTAGAATAGTCATATAAAGACTCTTAACTTTATCGTTCTTTTTCCAGTTTTCTACTTTAGCAATATAATGGTCTATAGTACTAGAG